GGAGGTGGGCACAGTGTTGAGGAACTCTATCCAACTCCATTTAACTTACCAGATGTAGATTTTAAATACTGCCCAAAAGAAGATGACAAGAACCATGTTAGTTTTATTAAAAAAGTTAGATACGAAGAATAGGATACTCATGAAATGAAAAGCATATCAATTACAGGAGCAACTGGACTACTGGGATCACACTTATCAAACTATTACTTATCTTTAGGATGGGATGTATTCGTTCTATTGAAAGATGAGCATAGCAGAACAGAACTTTCTCCAAATGTAAACAAGGTTTATGGAAGTATTAATAATAGAACAGATATTGATTTCTTTATAGAAAAGTCAAGACCAGATTACTTTATCCATCTTGCAGCGCAGACTCAGGCATATGACTCAATCAAGTATCCATACAATACCTTTTATACCAATCTTGTTGGTACATTGAATGTACTTGAATCATTAAGAGAATACAAAAATTGCAAGTCAATCATTGTTGCTTCTAGCGATAAAGCCTACGGGGAGTTAGTAAATGATGAATACTTTGAAGATCATATTCTTAATGGCATATATCCATATGATGCATCTAAAACTATTACAGACATAATGTGTAATTCATATAGGAATACATATGATATGCCTGTTGTAACTACCCGCGCCTGCAACATTTATGGAACTGGTGATAACAATATTCAAAGATTAGTTCCTGGAGTTGTGAAGGCTTATAAAGATAACGCATTGTTTACTATCAGAAATGGTGGTAGAGATATTAGAGAGTACATCAATGTTAAAGATGTGGTTTCAGCATACGCTAACATACTTAAATATGCAGAAACAGTTAACAATATCCCATCCTTTAACATATCTTCTGGTGAAAGATATTCTACACTTGAAGTGTTTAACCTTATCCAAGATTCAATTGGTAAAGAAGTTAAGCATGAGATTATTGAGAGTGATGGATTTGAGATTAAGAAACAGTTTATGAACTCATCTTTGCTACAAGAAAAAACTGGATGGAAGTCAAAGCATACTATGAAAGACAGTATGAAAGAAATAGTTGATTTTTATATGGATAAAAAATGACAGAGATGGTTGAAGTAGTTATTAACGGAGAGTTTAAGATAGTCCTGCCACAACATCGTGCAGATAGACCAGAGTGGTATGAACCAGAAGGTTGGGAAAAGATCCGAACCAAGTCTATGTTTGATCATATTGGTAAGGGAGATGTTGTTTATTATGTAGGAGCAGAAGAAGGAGAGTTTCCTGCTCTGTGCCAGATGTGGGGAGCAAGAGTAGTTTTGTTTGAGCCAAACCCACAAGTCTGGTCACACTATCCAATACTTTGGTCTGCAAATAAACTTGAACCACCTATAGCAACAGTAGCAGCATTTGCATCTGATATAAACAATAATAAGTCAGAGATATATCTCAATGGCTTTCCACCAGTATCAAGTGAAGATTTAAATAAAGCACACGGATTTAAAGAGTTATATCTTGAAGGAGATAGTTACGGTCAGATACGTATAGATGATCTTGTTTATGTAAATAAATTAGAAGCCCCAACTGCAATCTCTATTGATGTAGAGGGTAGCGAATGGAAAGTTCTTAAAGGGGCTGAAAAAGTTCTTAGAGAGTATAAACCAAAAATTTGGTTATCTGGACACCCAGAATTCATGTTTCATCAGTTTGGTGAATATTTATCTGAGGTAAGACACTGGATTAAGACGCTTGGATATAAAGAAACACTACTTGACTATCAACATGAGGTTCATTTATTTTATGAGTAATCTAATTTTTTGTCCACACACAGATGATGCTGTATTTTCATTAGGAAGTTATATTTTAAACAATAAAAATTTTATTATAGCCTCTGCATTTGCTGGCATACCAACTGATGATATTGGATACAAGAAGCATACAGTTCTTAGAGGTGAGCACAAAAAAGCCTGTGATTTTGTTAGCGCTAAAGAAATTAATGGAAATTTATTAGATGATGTATATGGAAAACAAGATAAAAATTTATTGGTTACTTGGATTGAACAAATTATTAGAGATCACGATACATCAGAAGTTCTTAATTTAAATGTGTTTGTGCCACTTGGAATACACCACCCAGACCATATATTTTTAAGCGACTGCTTATATGAAATTATGCAAAAATATAATTGTACATTTTTTCTTTATGCAGAATTGCCATACAGAGTATTATATCCCGCACTCTATGAGGATAGACTTAATAAATTTAAATCAAAGTATAGAATAACACAAATTAATATTATTTCTAATGATAAAAAGTTGGATGCTATAAACTTTTATGAATCTCAAATACAGGGAGATATTGTTAAAGATCTTATTGTTGAAGAAAACTTGTGGAGAATAGAAAATGATTAAGGCATATCTCTTTTCTTTTAGTAAAAATGATTGTGCTGCTGACAAATGGGACTATGGCTTGTTAAAAGAAGTCTTTACAAAGTATGAGATAGAAGAAATTAAAGTTACATCTTTGCCAAAAGAAGAGCGTGCTTTCGTTGTTGTTCCTGGACCACAAAATCTTGGACAGGAAGAATATATTAATCAAGAAATACAAAATATATCAAGACTTGTTTTATTTATTAATGGTGATGAGCAAGGTAGATTTGACATATCTAAAATTAAACATCCGAATGCAGAAATCTGGATACAGTATCCATATAAAAAGCATAATAGTTTTAATAAACTTCCAATAGGTGTTCCACAACATCTCAAGAAATTGGTTCCAGAGTATCCTTCAAAAGACTATGATATATATTTTAGTGGTCAGATAACACACCAAAGAAGACAAGAGATAGCAGAAGTTCTGCCAAGCCTACCAAATACCCTTTATACCCTCACAAAAGGCTTTGCACAGGGCGGAGAGCCTAAAGACTACTACAAGGCCTTATCCAGTAGTAAGATCGCTCCAGCGCCTGCAGGGGCCGCTACAATTGACACCTTTAGATTTTTTGAGGCTATAGAAATGTTATGTTTACCAATATATGATAGGGTAGACTCAAAAGGAAAGACCAGAGATTTTTATAGAGATGTATTTGGTTATGAAATACCTGCTAGTGGTGTCGTCAATTGGTCTGAACTACATAATTTAGTTCCTAATCTGTTAGATAATTACCCTGCGAATATGCACACGATAGTATGCTGGTGGATTAAATATAAAAGAGATTTGGGTATCAAGATAATGAGGCAAGTTAATGAATAAAAATGATGTAACTATTGTGTTGGCTACTTCTATATTGCCTAGCCACCCAGAAACAAAAATTATTGATGAAACAATCTCTGCACTTAGATCACACTTTCCAAACAATGAAATCATTATGCAAATAGATGGATTGCGTGAAGAAAGAATGTCTCGTAAAACAGATTATGACGAATACAAAAATAGAGTTTTGTGGAAATGTTTACACGAATGGAAAAATGTTTTACCTATAATCTTTGATGATCATAGTCACCAAACCACAATGATGAAAAAAACAATTGACATTATTGAAACATCAGCAATGCTTTATGTTGAAGGAGATGCCCCAATTACTCCAGACTCTGAAATTGATTGGCAAAAATGTTTAGATATGCTTGCTTATGATAAAGCAAATACAATTCGTTTTCATTTTGAGGCCTCTATACCAGAAGAACATAGCCACTTAATGTTTGGTCTTGAGGATGGCTTTATGAAAACCACACAGTGGAGTCAGAGACCACACCTTAGTCTTACTAAATATTATAGAGAGGTTGTTCTCCCTACCTGTGATGAGAAAACATTTATTGAAGATAAGTTTCACGGGGTAGTCCAAGATGATGGATGGGACAAGCATAAGTTATGGATATATCATCCAGAAGGAAGCATTAAAAGATCCTATCACCTAGATGGTCGTGCTGGAACAAAAAAGTTTACATCAGACGATGATGCTTGGGGATATACAGAGTGACATTTGGAATAATTGCAAGGTGTGATAATACTGGATTAGGAAACCAAACAAGGGATTTAGTTAAAATGTTAAATCCAGACAGGGTTCTTTTAATTAACTCTGCAAAGTTTAATAACAATAAGCAATATCCTGAGTGGTATCAAGGATATAACGTAACAATGACCAATGGTTTTCCAACTAAGCAAGAGGTTGCTATATTTATGGATGGATTAAATTCTGTTTTAACCTGTGAAACTTTCTACCATCCACACTTTATTAGTTTGGCCCAAAGGCGTAAGGTTAAAACCTTAATGCAATATAACTATGAGTTTCTTGATCACCTAAACAAACCAGATATGCCTCTGCCAACCTATATGATTTCTCCTAGTTATTGGAATATAGATGAGGTTATTAATAAGTTTGGTAATGATACGACTGTTGTTCACATACCGCCACCAGTTAACTCAGAAGAATTTGCTAATGTTAAGAATAATAATTTTGTAAAAGATCATAAAAGAATTCTGCATATTGGTGGAAAGGCTGCTTCTAAAGATAGAAATGGTACTCAAACTGTAATTGATATGCTTAGATATTCAAAGGCTGACTATGAATTAGTAATTAGAAGTCAAAGCGAACTTGACATTAATTGCCAAGACTCTAGGCTCACTGTTGAAATAGGAAATGTTGATAGCAGGTCATCAATGTATGATGGCTTTGATGCGATGGTTCTTCCAAGAAGATATGCTGGACTATGCTTGCCAATGAATGAAGCACTTATGAGTGGTCTTCCAGTGTTTATGACTGACATATCCCCCAACAATCAGGTTCTTCCAAAAGATTGGCTAATACCATCAAACAAAATTAGTACACTTATGACAAGAGTTAAACTAGATGTATATGAGGCTGATGTTAGAGAACTTGGCAAAAGAATTGATAGATATGTAAACAGTGATAAAAAAGAACAAAAAGAAAAGGCTGCAACTATTGGCTTTGAAAATTTTGATCCATCTATTCTAAGGAATCAATACCTTCAGATTCTGGAAGGATAAACTCTTCGGAGAACTTTTGTTTTAAATCTCCAAGAGTTAAAAATGTTGCCTTTCTATCTTTTATAAATTTAATATCTGTTCTAAGTTCTTTAATTTTATATTCTGTAAACTTTAATACATAATAGGATAACCATAGATCATCAATGATCCAGTACTCTTCGGGGCAGTCAAAGAAGTCTTCATTTAGAAAAAGTTTAGCATCACATATAAGCCCACCTGTGCCTGCATAATTACCCAACTCATTACCAACAACCTTAATCTTTCTTTTATATCTTGAGCCAATCCTGTGTGCCCAAAAAGATTTTATGTATTCTTGTTCATATTGTTTATGACATTCCTGAATAAATGTATTTGGAATTATTTCATCGTCATCAATAAATATTATTTTTTTATATCCCTCTTCAGCAAGATCTCTTGCTAACAAAAACCTGGCAAACTGTTTGAATTCATTTGAGTAATTGTGAACAGAGATGCTTAGGTTGCCTTTAAACTTATCTAAATACTTTAAAAGTTTTTCATTTTGATTTGAGTTATCAACAATATAAAAATCAAAATCTTTATCTGTTTGATTATTTATGCAGGCCAATGTAGCACTCAGGTTTTCAAACCTTATGTAGGTACACATGATTAGCGCTGTTGTTGACATATTTTCCTATGGTAGCATAGAAAGAGCCAGCCTAAATAGACTGGCCCTAACTATTTTTACTACCTACTTCTTAGGTGCTGCCTTCTTGACTGCAGCCTTCTTCTTTACAGGTGCCTTAGCAGACTTTAGAGCCTTCTCTACTTCCTTAGCATCTGGCAATACACCAAAAGCCTTGTCGTTAGGGTTGATTGCTCTGATTGCTACTGGTGCGATAGCAGCAACAAGTGCTGTCCATAGATCCTTTGGATCTGTTACGCCAGCCATGTAGAGTGCTAGACCTGATGCAAGTACTGATCTTCCGTATGATGCTAGTATTGCCTTTAGTTGTTCTGTATTCATATTATTCCTCCTAGGATATAACTCGTGTTAGTAATGTGAAGCCAATCCATAGACCAATAATTCCTGCGACTCCCGCAAAAACTGGTGGTGCTGGTACTGGCAATTTGAATGCAGCAAACACGATACCGCATCCAAAACCTGTTAGTGTTGACAAAACAATATCTTTCATTTTACTTCTTCCTCTTTAGGTAGCAATTTTTTTAACTCTTCGTATGCCTCTGTTATTTTTTTTAAAGAATAGTAGTTTGGCTGCATAGAGTTAATATCTCCATACTCTTTAAAGTAATTTATTTCTGGTTCAACATCACCAACAAACTTGTTAAGACCAGACTGAACTTCTTCAATATAATTAAATGCCCAGTCTCGTGAATCAGAAAGAAACTTAAGAAAGTTCTCTTGATGTACCTGTTGATCTGATTTATCTTCTTTTAAATTTTTAAGTGTCTTTATATATTCTTCTAGAGTAAAGTTATCAACATATAATTTACCTGCAAGTTTTTGTGAAGAGATTAACTTTTTTAAAGTTATTAAGTAGGCTGCTACAAAACAAGCCATTGCAGAACCCAATACAATTATGATAGTATTTTCAATCATTTTAAAGCCTCTCTTGTAACTAAAATTATAGCACCTTCCATCTCTAAAGCATTCTTTAGTTGAAGAACATATTGTAATGCTGCTATCTTCTCATCATGTAATAGTCCAGAAAAATGTCTTTCATCTAATTTTATAGTAAGAAAGTGATCATTGTCAATAAGTTGAACAGAGAAACCTTTAGGCGCTTGTACTGAGTGGAACGCTTTTTTCATTGCATCTGTATACATTTTATTTATCCATTGTTAAAACTTGCCATGTGTCTGCCCAGTCTGCTTTGGTTTTGTGGTTGTTAAATTCTCTAGACACTTTACCATCTTCAAGATATACCCCACCCCAAACTCCCCACTCTTTTCCAGATACACCATTAGCAAAACATTTTCTTGCTAGTGGACACTGCATGCATAAAGCATCAACTAAAAATCTGGATTCAGATTCATCTTCATATTTATCAAAAAATATATTAGTATCAAGGTCTTTGCATGGAGCATCGTCTTTCCATAGATGCTGCCTCATGTTTACTCCTTATACTTGCCTGGAATCTCCCAGCCATTACGAGAAGGACTAAAAGTTTTTTGAATGTACCATTCATTCTTAATGCGAATACCGTTAACATCTGTTCTGCCAAGATTTGTTTTCTTGAGTTCTAGAACATCCCAACCAACCCATTTTAGGCTGCTATTTTTTGATACAATTTTTTCCATTGTATCTAAGTCTTTTATGATCATCTTTACCCCTTTTAGTATCTAAAGATTCCAACTTCAACATTGTTAAGTTCAGCCTGAGCAACAAGTTTTGAGTTTGATTGCTTAGGTGTGCTTAAGAAAGCAAAGTAGTTTACGTAACTCATATTTTCTTCAACCCATGAAGTAGGTGCTTTAAAAAATTTAATTTTCTTGCCACGAGCCTTCATTCCTCTTTCAGATAAGTTTGAGAACTCTGAAACAAAAGAATTAACTTTTGCTGGGCCTACTGAATAAATAATAAACTCATTATCATCTTCTTTCATGCTAGAAAGAGCAACGCTCATTGCACGAAGAAAAATCTGATAATTGTTAAAATCATTTGTTCCCTGTACTGCCACTATCATTTTTATTCCCACCCCTTAAGTTATCCAATATGAATAACATCTTTTCAACATCTTTTTTTGACATATTGGCTGTGTCTACTGGCTTTGCTGACTCTGGCACTGGTGCACCATCTTCAACATTAGCAACATAAAATATATTGCTAGCCACCCAATATGCTTGATCTTCTACAACCAACACTTTAATTGTACTCTTCTCTCTGCGTTTTTGCAACTGAGAAGATGTGTCCTGATTTTCTGGTAACTCATAAGTAAAAAATTTCTTCATCATTTTATGCATATCGCTTTGGCGATAGATAACTCTATGAGATTTTCTATATTTACTTTTTGTTACTATTCTAATTATAAGCCAAGAAGCAATGATTGTCAAGCCAAAGGTGATGACGTATAGCATTCTTCCTCCTATGGCTTAGTTTTTTTATCTGCCTGAATATTCTCTGGTACTCTTGCACTCTTTAGTTGAAACTTTAAGGTTTCAAACTCTAAATCATTAGACTTTTGTCTATAAAAAATAACTAATTGTTTTAGTTCTTCTACTGTCAAATCTTCCATTAACCTCTACCCCTTATACTAAATGGACTTCCAGCCCACAACTTTTCAGTTTTATTTTTTTCTCTTTCTACAATACTTCTGCTCCATGAAAATCCAGCATCTCCGCCCCAAGCATCCCACATAATACGACCATTAGATGGGAACTCTGGACCATCATAAAAACCTTTACCTTTTTTGTCTACTTCGTGACGAGAAAAGAAAGAGAACATTCTCTTAACAGTATCAAGAGACATTGCAGAACCATTAACAATATCTGTTGCTCTTCCCCAGCCTACAGGAGTTCCTGCACCAGTAGCCTTACCATCTTCTTTCCATTTAAGGGCACGACGGGCAGCAGCCTTCATGCCTGAAGTAGGTGAGTATGTATCAGCCATTGTTACTTACCTTCTTATGTGCTACATAATAGTTGCCAAGTACAGACTTGACTGTACCGTTTTTATTCATACGAACAATCTTTCCATCTTTAATTTGTGTTGCATTAAATGCTCCTGCTTTTTTCTTTGGCATTATTTGTTTAGTCCCTTCGGATCAAAAGCCCCGTCCCACACACTCTTTGTTGTAGAAACTTCGTCTGACTTATATGTACCACCACGGCGCTTGTATTCTTGAACTACCCAAGAGTTTGCAACAGCAGAAGGATATACGTCAAACTTATCTTTTGCTGCCTGAACAACTCTTGCATACAACTTTGGATTTGCAGGAGAAGATCCACCACTGCGTGGCCTAATCATTGCTCCATAGTTAGGCTTCTTTGCTTTGCCAATTGATGAATCATACATTGCCATCATGGTTTCTGAGTCCATCTCTTCTGACTCTTCTGTTTTTAATGGTGGAATTTTTACCATTAGTCCCATACTACAAGCACTATAGAGTCTTGTTGCTTCCCATGTTCCATCTTCTTCTTGTTCAAATAATTGAATTAGTACCGCTGGATTTTCTGGTGTTGCCTGCAATGCGTACTCTGTACCAGTATTTCCAAGCATGCCTTCATACATAATGTGTACAACCTGACCAATGTGAAAATCTCCTTTTCCACCGTGCTCAGTCATAGCAAAGTCACCTTCTACCAAAGAGGTAGCAGACTTTCCTATGTTACCTTCACTGCGATTAATTGCATAAATTTGTGCTGCTGCTTCTGCTCTTGAAGTATGACAACCCATTACTTCATTTGTACCCTCTTTAAGGGCAGGGTAGCCAGCGCACCCAAAC